AAAATAGCTATTAAACTTAAATAAATATTCATAATAAATGTTAATAATAATAACCAATATAGTTAAATATACGTTACTGTATACAGTAGATACAGTTAAATACAGTATGAATACAGAAGACATATTAGAAGAATTAACTAAAGTAGATGATGTAAGTCCCATTACTTTAGAATTACTATTAACTTATTATTAACAATATGTACTCAAATGATGATATAAACTTTATTGCAAATGAAGTATATAAACTAAGTTCTTCTACTTAGTAGAATCTAATGAGATTGTATGGATTTATAATAACAGAAGCATGAATTACTATTTCATAAGACAAAGAGATTAGCAGTATTCTAATTGCCTTTACTTAAGTAAGATAAGTAAGAACTATAAGTTAAATGATAACTATAGATCCTTTACTTTACCAGGACAAATAGAATATACTTTCTCTGAAGATTTATATAAACAGTTTAAGAAAGAAATAAATACAGTTAAATGACAGAATTTACTGCACTATGTTTAGTAGGTATGTTAGGATGTCTAGCTTATATCATACTAAATAAATTAACAAAGTAATGTGCCCTAAGTACACGGGATCGTAGTACGTTCCACGCTTAAAGAAGTTACCATAAGGTAGAAGCGCACCAGGGAATCCTAATCGTAAGTAGGCTCAGTTTAGCTACCTTTCTGGCGGTCTTTGGTTAAAAAAGGTAGCCCCCTAAAACGGTATTACTATGGAAAAGAACGAACAAAAAAAAGCAGATAGAATTGAGTATGTTTTCAGGAATAAAACTTATATAGCTACTCCTGAGCTTAGTAAAGGTTGTTGTGTAGGTTGTGCGTTTGTTAATAATATGAACTGCGCTAACTTTAAAGATAGAATGGACATCTGCCATAAAGGATATATTTTTAAGCGTAAATTTAATCATATAGATGAGTAACCTTACTTTACTTACTGCGTTAATAGATATTATAAAGTAAATATTATGGAAGATAAAGTACTAGAAACAGTGGTAAACGGATTGGGATATAGTTTTGAAAAAGATATATTGGTAAAACCTTTAGCTCCTATTATGGTTACTAAAGAATATACAGAGCAAATTCCTACTGGTGAAAAGGATGAAGAAGGTTTTAATAAGTATGAAGTAAAGACTCATACTAAAGAAGTTGAATCAGATTTTGCAAAAGGTATTGTTCTATCTATTCCAATCGGTACTGATAGTACCATTAAGGTTGGTGATACTATAGTATACCCTAAGAAATTTGCTAAAGACTTTGATCTATTTAAAGACTCACAATTAGTTAAACCATACGACGTTGTAGCTAAAGTCGTTAAATAAGCTATCATTCATGATTGAATGTTTTATTTTAGAGTATTAAGTCGCTGCCCTGCCATCAAAGCAGGGCATTCTTTTTACTATTACTTTACTAAACATTAATAAATGTTAAATATTTTAAACACTTATTATATTAATACGTTTTAAGGGCATTATGGGAACAATAATAATAGTACTTGTGAGTATTATTGGTTTTGGTGCTCTTACTTATCGTCAAGGAAAGAAAGAAGGTTATGACCAAGGTAGAATTGATGGTTACGAAGAGTGTAAACAAAACTTTAATAAGATACAAGAATTTAAACAAAAGATATTAAATAAAAAGTTAGACATATGGAAGGATACAAAGTAATTAAGGATTTTAGCTTCGCTGAAAAAGGTGATGTGTTTACTAAAGTTGAAGATTTAAACTTGTGGGAACTTCAGAAATCTGAAGTAGTATCAGATACAGAAACTTATACTTCAATGGCGTTTGATTCTTCTACTATGGAAGAATTAGCCAATAAAGATTATGTAATTTGGTACAGTGAAGAAGCACAAGAAAGTGTGGATGAATGTGAATGCTGCTGCGATAAGTTAGAGAAAGTAAAAGAATACGTTAATACTTTGATTGATACATATACTAAAGATTATAACGAATTGATGAAGGATTATAATGAAGGCAATGTTCAACAGTGTGTTAAAGTAGAAGCAGAAACTGTATACCATAATTTAAATAAAGTTCTCAATAGTATTAAAGATTTGTTAGATGAATAAATTAGTAAAGACTGTTAATAAAGGCAATCTTTACTATGAATACCTTAACGCTTTAAATGGTATACTACAACTTACAAATAGGGAATTGGAGTTACTTACTAAGTTCGTTGAATTAGATGTGAACTTTACTCCAATACCTGGTGTAAGTAAAAATGTAGCCAATACTGACAATCGTAGAATGATTAAAAGTACTATGGGTATTACTCCAGATAACTTAAGTAGATATATAAGTAAGTTCAAGAAAGAGGGTCTTTTAGTACAGGGAAAAGCAGAAGATGAATTAGTAGTTAATAAGATACTAATTCCAGAGATAATAAAAGATAGGGTGCAAATAACATTAATACTAAGAGTAAATGAATAATAAAATAAATAATAAACATTTCTATATGATCTTTGACAATGGGCATATAGTACATGTAGAGAATAGAAGTAATAGGTTAGTACGATATTTTAGACATCTCTTTAACTTACGTTCTAATCTGAAATTAACTTCTTTTGTTCCAAAGAAACCTTACTCTAATAAAGAAATCAAGAAATTATCTGATATACTATACAGAAATCACGATTTAGATGAATCTGATATTATAGTAATAATAAATTCTATTAGACCTAATACTATCAGAGAATCTTTAACAGAGTTAGAAACTAGTGAATATTATATAAATGCAACAGCAAAAAAAGATATCAATTTACTCAAGTCTGGCAAATAAATATAATTTACCTTATCCTGTTATAGAAGTAATATGCAATAGTCCATTTAAGTTTGCTAAAGAAGTAATGTCAAATGATGAAGATACTAAAGATATTATGTTTGCTTACTTATTTAAACTTAAATTAAAAAAGAGATATAAAGAAATAAAATGAGACAGTTTATTGAAGAATGCTTAACACCCAATTATAAAATTCACTGGTTAGATTCTATTTACTTTGATCCTGTATTACTTAACAATATACAGATGTATGTAGCAATTAGTGACAGTAGACTATTAAGAATATGATACTAAGAAAGTTTAATAATATGTATCCTAGAACACTTTGGATAGCTATAGTAGAGAGTGAGGAAGATATACAGTTTCTATGCAAGAAGTTCTCTATATTAGAGATTACCCCAGAATTCAATAAGATACTAGAAAATGCTCAAGATGCAATGACCAATGCTTATCATGATGATGTAGTAGCTGAATGTAGACCTGTTATTCAAAACTTTAACTATTTTACTGGAATACTGTGTATAATATATAAGCCAGAGTTAGTAGATAGTGCTAACATAGCCCATGAATCTGTTCACATTTCTGACTATTACTTTGAAATTACAGGTATGAATAATGAAGATTTTTCAACTGGTGGCAATGAAGGATATGCTTACTTAGTTGGTTGGGTTGCTGGATGTTTTGTTAAAGTAATGAAAGAATATGGAAAGACAAAGTAAAGAAGATTCATTAGCTCTATGGGAGTTTGAGAAGAACAATACTAAACGATTAGGTTCTAATATCAGCGAAGAGTTAAGGGAATTAATGGAAGTTGCGGATAAGAAGATAAATGACTATTCGTTAACATATAATGAATTTCTAGATGACATTCTAGAAGGTTTAGCTAAACTAAAAGACACAGATAATATTGAAACTAGGCGGTTACAGATAAAAGGATTGTACAACTGTTTAACTAATAAGTATATTGAAGATGGAGAATGATGGTAAGAAATATGATTGTGGTAAAGTAAGAATGGATCTAGTTCCATTAGATGTAGTTGAGAATATTGGTAAGGTACTTACTTATGGAGCTCAGAAATACTCAGATAATAGTTGGCAAAATCTTCCAGATTATAAAGCAGCATTACTAAGACATCTTACTGCTATAGACAAAGGAGAATTAATAGATCCTGAAAGTGGACTACCTCATATAGATCATGTACTTTGTAATACAGTATTCTTAGATTGGGGATTTCATCATGGTAAAGCAATTAGTATTAATACAAAAGATATTGAACAAGATGAATAATTTAGAAGCTATTTGGTGGGAAACATAGGATATAGATGTAAATAAAAACCGTATTGGTAATCCTACTTTACACGTTCACTTCATACGTAAAAATGAAGAAGGTATTACTCATGGAATTGTACACTCTAAAGAAGTTACACAAGATCTTAGTATTGATGCAGTTAAGAATGAAATAATTAAAGAGATAGTAGAAGTTTTAGAAGAAGGTTATAGAAAAGTAGAAAAAGATTTATGGAACAATTGAAATTTAAAAAGTTAGATTACTCAGTAAAGAAAGAAGACGGTACAGAAGAGATTAAGAAGTCTGAAGGTAAGTTGCCTACTAGAGCTACAGCAGGAGATGCTGGATTGGATCTGTATGCTACTCGTATTACTCAAGAAGTAGATAATAGCGGAAAGTTAGTACTTGTATATCATACTGATTTAGCGGTAGAGATTCCTGAAGGATATTGTGGCTTACTTATGATGAAGTCTTCAATTAGTAAACGTTCTATAGCTTTAACAAATGGAGTAGGTTTAATAGATACTGGATATCGTGGAGAGTTGATGGCTAAATTTAAAGTAACTACAGATGCTATTCCTACAGTATATACTATAGATGAACCATTTGCTCAATTAGTTATTGTACCTTGTTCTATATTAGAACCCACTTTAGTAGAAGAGCTAAGTGAAACTGAAAGAGGAGAAAAAGGATTTGGAGAAGTTACAGCAGAACAAAATAATGAAAATAAATAATAAGAATATGAAAGAACTTAATATTACAATTACTCCAGTGAGTGCATCAGGTGTTGGAAATTTTATTGATGTTAACATTAACGGATTGCCTTACAGAACAGAAACTGTACAAGGTGAATTTACCGAAGAAGTAATGAAGCAGTCTATTGAAAAGTTGATGCCTACTATTCCTGCTGAACAACGAGAAGAAGTAGAATTGAAATTCTATCAACTGTTAGATGCTATTGCTAATACTAAAGCTGAAGAAGAGTATAGAGCTCAGCACCCTGAAGAGTTTATGCCAGAGAATTTTGAACCTAGTGTTGAAGAAGTAACTAATGAAGCTATTTGATATAAATGGTGGTAAAGTAGTAATACACCCTGATGCTTTAGGTCTCCCATTCTTTAAAAAGTTATGGGAGGCTGATAAGCCAGACAAAACACAAGCTACAAATGTAATAAGTTATATAGTACTTATGTGGTATTTTAAATCTCCATATGTACTTCAGCTAGAACCAGATATCAGAGAAAAGAAACTTAAGCAGTTATACTTTGGTGATGAGAATTATAATCTTACAGTAGAAGAAAAGTCTTGTGAAGATGATTATAAGAAGCTAATATATACTAGAAATCTAAGAATGTTAGATAGTATGAGAAACAAAGTAGATACTATTAGTAAGTATTACGAAGATTCTCTAGAAGAGCAACTAGATGAAAAGAAGATTAAAGATCTATTAGCTGGTATGGAAAAAGTAAAAGCTACCTTTCAGACACTAGATTTCCTCGAAAAAGCAGTTAAAGCTGAAGAAGTTAGTACTACTAAAGTACGTGGAGATGCTCAGATTAATCCTTATGAATTAGCTTAATTTGTGCAAATTATACACAAGTTTATAACAATAAATTAATAGGTACGTTATATGAATATAAATAAAGAAACTATGAAGAAAGTACTTGATTTAACAAAATGTAATAGCACTGAAGAGATTTGTGATGTGCTTGAGAAAGAAATTGATAACAAACAAAAAGCAAATAAAGCAGCTAAAGAAGCTAGTGAGTCTTTGATTGAAGAATATAAGAAAGAAGCAGTAGCTGAACCTAAGAAGAAAGGTATTATCAAGCGTACTATTCATTGGCTAAAGAGTTTGTTTAAGAAATAATCTCGTTGAACTGATAGAGAGGTCTGACAGGGACAGACATTAAATATTCCCTGGCATATTGCCCTATGGTGTAGTGGTAGCACGAGAGGCTCTAACCCTCTAGGTCCGGGTTCGATTCGGTGGTAGGGCGACTAATTAAAATATAAATGTTATGGATAATAAACCAAAAGAAGATAAACTAATGGTTATTACACTTGATAACTCAAATCCAAAATCTAAGATATATTGGAAAGAAGAAGATTATAATATCTTTAAAAAGATGTGCGATGATTTAATAACTAAATATTTTGGTGATACTATAAATTATCCTTTAGATATGCTTACTTTAGAAACAGAAGAAAAAGTTGAACCTAATCAAAAAACTTTGGAAATATCATAACTATGATTGACTTCTAGAAGAAAATAATAAATAGTGATAAGTTTAGAACTCCGGCTTTAACATTCTTAAAGACCGGAGCTTATTGTTAGTATCCAATTGGTACTACTGAATATTATACATACTGGGACGAATAGAAAGATCGTTGCATTAATGGTTATACCGCAGAGGATGGAGATTACATCACTGGGTATAACTATTTTTATATTAACTTTTGTCCAATGCAACGTATAGTTAACACTGTTACTAAACTACCTAACGGAGAGACTAAAGTAAAACGAGACAGTGTAGTAACATTCCCTGATTTCTATGACTATGACTATTTCTACTTCTAGGCAGTACAGGAAGCAGAAGATAAAGGAAAACATATATGTCTACTTAAATCACGTCGTAAAGGATATAGTTACAAAGGTGGAGCTATGGCATGTCGTAATTATTATCTAATACCTAATAGTAAAACATACATATATGCTTCTAATAAGCAGTATCTTACTGAAGATGGTATTCTTACTAAAGCTTGGGACTATATGGACTTTATAGATAAAAATACAGCTTGGGGTAAGAAACGATCTGTTAACAGTACTATGCGTAAACGAGCTGGATTCTGGACTAAAGATGAATTTGGCAATGAAGTAGAAATGGGTTATAAGTCAGAGATTATTGGCGTTACTTTGAAAGATAATCCTGATGTAGTACGTGGTAAACGTGCCAAATTAATTCTATTTGAAGAAGGAGGTTCATTCTCAGAATTAGGTGCAGCATGGCAAATTGCTAGACCATCTGTAGAACAAGACGGTATAGCATTTGGTACTATGATTGTATGGGGAACTGGTGGTGACGAAGGTTCTGCGTTTGAAACAATGAAAGATATGTTCTATAATCCAGATGGATATAATTGCTTAGGGTTTGAGAACATATGGGATAGTACACCTACAGATAAACTGTGTGGGTTCTTTGTTCCATAGTATACTAATCTAGATACGAGAGATGACGATGGTAATAGAATATATATGGATGATGATGGTAATACCATTACTAAACCTTCTCTTGAATTTATACTAGATGAGCGTAGAAAAGTAATAAGTACGGCTACCAATACTACTGCTATAGACCGTTATGTTGCAGAGCGTCCTATTACTCCACAAGAAGCAATGTTGGAATTTAATGGGAATATATTTCCTAAGAAAGAACTGTAGGAGCAATTAGGACTTATTCGTACTAATACTTAGTTATAGAATCATAAACAAGTAGGTGATTTAATATTTGACGAATCTGGTAGTATCAAATGGATACCTAAGAAACATGGCGATGTTACTAAGTATCCACTTGGTAAAGATGATGATCCTACTGGTTCAATAGTTATATGGGAACATCCAGCTAAAGATGCAACAGCTGGATTATATATAATAGGTGTAGACCCTTATGATCATGACTAGTCTGGTACTAATTCATTAGGATCATCTATAGTATATAAGAGGTTTTAGAACTTTGAAGAGTACTATGATATTATAGTAGCTGAATATACTGGTAGACCTGCAACAGCTGAGGAATACTATGAAAACTTACGTAAGTTAGCATTATACTATAATGCGCGTATAATGTATGAAAATGAACGCAAAGGTCTATTCCCTTACTTTACTGCTAAGCATTGTGATTACTTATTAGCTGATCAACCTGATATTATTAATGATATAGTTAGTAATTCTAAAGTACAAAGAAGAAAAGGTTGTCACATGAATAAGTAGATAAAGCAATGGGGGGAAGGTATGATAAAAGAATGGTTGAATGAAGAGTATGCACCAGGTAAGAAAAACCTAACTAGGATACTATCAGAGCCGCTATTAGAAGAGCTAATAAGCTATAACGATACAGGTAACTTTGACCGAGTGATGGCGTTGATGTAGGTTATGATATATAGAGAACAACTGTATAATGTAGTTGTTAAAAAGAAAGAAAAAGAAAACAAATAGAAGATGCTCTTCGATGGACCAATTTTTGCGCAGAGTTGGTTCAATGATGATACTCCTAGAGTATTTTCTAATGACGATAATGTATATACATTTTAACTATGAAGAATACTAAAAGTTTCCCTGCACAGAAACTACCAATGTCAAAGAAGACACAAGCCTGGAAAGAAGCCTGCGTAGACTATGTAGTAGGCGCTGGAGATTCAGGATTTGGTGGTAATGGTAGATCTAGATCTGACGAGATGTAGACTTACTATGATTTATATAATAGCATATATAATGAAAAGGATCTTAAATATGTAACTAATCCATTTAAACAAGATGATGGATTTCCTGCTATGGCATAGGATTATAATATTATTAAACCGTATGTAGATTAGTTACTTGGTGAAGAAACTAAAAGACCTTTTAATTTTCATCCACAACGCACAAGTGATATAGCTGCTAGTGAACTATAGGAAAAAGCCAAAGAAATGCTAATGGATTATATTCAGGCTACTATAGCTAGTAAGTTAAGTCCAGAACAAGCAGCCAGATATGAACAAGCATTAGCTACAGGAGAAATCTAGACTCCGGAAGCTATAGCTAAGTATCTATAGAAAGATTATAAGGATATAGCAGAAACTTATCATGCATTGCAATTCCTCAAGAGAAAATTGAATCTTACTCATGAATTCTATAAAGGCTGGAAAGATGCTTTAATAGGCGGAGAAGAAATATACTACATAGGTGTAATCAATGGAGATCCTTATGTAGAAAGAGTAAACCCTATGTACTTTGATTATGAGCATTCTTTAGACTTAGAATTTATAGATGATGCAGCATGGTGCCGCAGAAAGATGATCATGTCTGCTACTGAAATATACGACAGATTCTATGATAAAATGTCTGAAAGACAACTAAATGAGTTATTAGAACTTATTGATCAAAGACCTGGAGCAGGTAATAATCCAGAGATAAGAAAGACTAGTATAGATTATGAATCTATTAAACTACACAAGATTAATAGTTTTACAGATAATCCATTTGATATA